CGCCCGCGATGTCTCGCAGGCTGCCTTCGAGGTCGCGCTCGAAGTCTTGGCGATATTCCTCCGGCACGTCAATGATGCGCATGCCGCCGTCGAGCAGGCGCGCCTCCTCGTCAGGATCTCCAGACATGATGCGCGAATGCAGCTTCTCGTCCCCGACGCCAACCTTGAAGAACTTGCCGGTGAACGTCTCTGCTGGTCTGACTTCCCAGGTGCTGTACTCGCGAACAAAAAAATCGACGTCGTCCTGTTCTCTTGCTTGCCGAATACGCTGCTCGACGAACGCATTCGGGCGCTCCTTCGACGACGCGATAATCATGATCCCAGGAAGCCTGCCCACCTTCTGGAACCGCGACTTCATGCGACGAATGATCGACTTGTAGATCGCTTCGCCCTTGTCCACGCTGACGACTCGGCCGCTTCGATCGACCTCCTTGATGTCGCCCATGAAGCTCGTCTCGTCGATGAACCCGGCGAAAGCGTTCAGACCAATGATCGCCGAGCTGCCGGTCGAGCCCGCCACGACCTGGATCTGTCGCGGGAATCGAATCTCAAGCTGGCTCGGAGCCGCCTGCGGCGGGAACTTCTCCTTGAAATAGCGGCTGCGCGAGACCTTGCCGATGAACTCGTTGATGGCCACGCGCTTGGCAACCTTCTCCGTCACGCTGAGCATCGCCAGATAGATTTGCGATCCGCCGTCGATGCCGTACGCCTTCTGCGGCTCGCGTAGGCAACTCATTTGATAGAGCACGTACGACAGCGCCGTAGTCGCAAAGAAGCTCTTGCCCCACCCAAGCGAGCCCGTCAGCGCCACCTCGTGATAGTGCCCCTCGAACAGCCCAACCATGTCCTCGACAAGCTGCGGCCAAAGCGAGCTGCCCGTTTCGCCGAGAAAGTATGGGTCAGTCAGGTATGTCCGAATGTCCACCGGAGAGGACATGTACTCAACCTTGGTTAGCGACTCGAACGATTCGGTATGCCCGACACGCAGCTTCTCGTACATTTCCAACACGGCAATTTGCTCATGCGCGGGAAGGCGCGAGATGTCCTTCAGGAGAACGCCTCGATCCTCGTCGTCGGTCCTTATTGACCTCGGGCGGCCATTGCGATCGATGATCGGCACGCTACTCCTTGTTGCCGTCGCCGGTCTTCAGCGACCTCGGCAATGAGAGCGCGATCTCAGGCTCCGTGGGCATGGACTGTTTCGCATGGGCCGCAATGCGCTCCACGATCGAAATGACCCGATGCCTTGATTCTGGGTTGTTGAGGATATCCGCCGTTCGCTGGCTGTAGCCGCGAAGATCAAGGTTGTACTTGAAGTTGTCGCCGCTCTCGGTCAGCCCGAGCGCATGGGTGACCTTGAATCGCTCCACGAGTATGTCGGTCGCGCGCGTGATTTCCTTGCCAGCGCCTTCGTTGAGAGCCCCCGTCTCGTTCTCGGTCTCTATGGCTCGGTCAACGCGATCTCGCTGGGCCAGGAACAGAGCCTCCAGCTCCAGCATCTCCTGGATGCCTCCCTTGGTCCGGTCGTAGAGACTTTTGACCATGGCTCCAGGCGTCCTCGACGGCTGCCGCATTGGCGGCGCCTCGCCCCCGCCCCCGCCATAACGACCGGCCATCCCAATCACCTCTTGCTTCTGATGCCGCCTGGCCGTCAGAGCGTTCACAAGGGTCTGCTCGTTGACTTGGGTCAGAGCGCCCTGGTCCTGCTGGATAAACTGGGCCACGTCGATCGCGGGCGTGCCCTCCAATAGCATGGTGTCTACGGTATCGAGGCAGTCCAGGTTCTCAATCAGCTTGGCCACCGAAGCCCTGGATGCCGGTGGACCTTTCATGTTCGCCATAGACCTAACCCAACCACCATTGTTGACAAAACACAGTGGTATAGCAAGGACCGCCAACAAGCGAGCTACCGAAGACTCAAAACGAGGCCAGGGCTTCGAGTCTTCCGGCAATGGCCATCAGCTCTGCCCGGAGCTGAGGCGACGGGATGCCCTCGACATCGTCCACGCTCAACCCAATGGGCACGCCGTCCGGATAGACGGGAGTCTCTCCTTCGTTTGTCAGCACGGCCGGAGAATCCAGCTCCTTGGCCCAGTCAGAGAGCGTCGCCGCCATCGACTGAAGCTCCCTCAGCGCATACTCGCGACTAACTTGCATCTTCGCCTCCGCCCGCCAGCCGATCGACCACGGCCCTGCCAAACAGCGTCTTGTCGGTGCCGCGCTCCAGGGCAATCAAATCCACGGCGAACGTGCGCTCGACGGCGCGCAATACGTCGTTGCGAAAGTTGATCTTGTCCTCCCTTTTGTTGTTCCCGACCGCTCCGCCGCGCGTTGCCAGAAACGATGTGGCCACGAGGTCGAGCAGGTATCCCTTGGTGTCCGGATCGCTTTCGGCAATGTGATGAGCGGCGTCGATTGCCAGCTCGATGTTCACGCGCTGATCACCGGTGACCTTCACGGACCACAACGACGTGTGCTCTTTCTCCTCCTCCGGCGTCAATGGATCGACGCCCCTGCGCTCCTCCTGCGCCTGAGCTGGCGCCGCAACCATCGGCTGCGGAAGCGGCAAGGGATCCCGATCGTCACTGGACTGTCCCGCGTCACGAAGCCTATCCGGCCTGCGGCCGCGTTGAGCCGCCTCGATCGCAAAGCGCGTTTGATCGCGCAGATCCCTGACCTTCAGCGCCTTGGCCTTGCTGATCCACACGTCGGCATTCTTGCTATCCACCACGCCCACGAGCATCGCGGCCTTCGTCCAGCCAACCTGCTTCACCTTCTCCATGACCTCTTTGTCGCCAAGCTCCTCGGCGAACCACCACCAGATCGACATGAGGTACTTCGCCTTGCGAAACTCGAAATCGACCTCGTGCTCGACGTAGTCGTGGAAGCTCTCGTACGGCTTGCTGTCTGGTCCAAGCCAGTTGACGTAGAGCCCGTCCTTGTTGATCCGGTGCAGCAAGCGACCAAGCTCGAAGTACGCCTCGCCCATCTCGTCGCGCAGCACGAGCACGCGCGATCTCAGCGCGTCCAGATCGTTTCTGCGCAGCGCCACATTGCCAATGTCCACCACGTTGGCTCCCCCGCTCACAACAGCCAGCCCAGAAAAATCATCGTCTTTGCCCATTTATCCCTCCAGCTCCTTCTCCTCTGCCACTACCGTGTCGAACGTATAGCGCGCGACTACAGTGGCATCGGCCTCGTGATCATTTGCAGCAGCAATACCCAACCCCTCACGAACCGCGGCGGTCACCCGGTCCTTCGGAATAGACCCACCGTAACCCAACACGTGCTTGCGCGCGCTAGACGGCGGGACGATCCGCGGCGCAATCCTGAACTTCATCCAGAGCTGAGATTTGACGATGCCAGCCACCTCGCCGAGCTGATGCGACTGGTACCTGGCGTTGTGCGCCGGTCCCTCGATGCCGACGTGCCGGATCTTGAACATCTCGACCACGTGGACGACTTCGTTGGCCACGCGGAGCATTCGCATGATGCGCTCGACCTCCGACACCGGCGGATCGTTTTTGGTCCGCCGAGCCAGCTTCTCCTCGATCGTCAGGCACCGCTGGTGGTGCCCGTCCGCCGTGTAGATCGACAGGCCCGTGTAATCCAGCGCCAGGTCAACGCCGAGAACGGGCCCAGAGCACCGCCACTTCGACGCAAGGGCACTCCCCATACGCGCCCTTTCCACCATACGGACAAGCTGGGACAGGTCTTCTTTCGTCGCTGAGCGCTTCGCGCGTGGCACGTACTTTCTCCTTCTCCTGGTGCATCAGTCTTGCGTCAAACGCCACCGGATGCTCCACCATAGCCTCCTCGACGCTCTTAGCTCCAGGGTCCACGTAGACGATTCGACCCGTCTTCAGCGATGAGGCGCCGAGGTACCAGTGGAGCTGAGCCACGTGATCGGCCTTTGGCGCGACTCGAATCAAATCGAGCCGAGCCGTGAACTTGAGGTCCATGACCTCGAAGCCGCGACTCGGCATCCGCAAGAAGCCGTCCGTGCGACCACGCACGCGCAGCTCGTTGTCGGCCGCGTACGGCTCGACGAACTGCCACGGCTCTTGCCTGCGCGGCACAGCCCCACACCTGTCGCACCTTTCGGGCAAAGGCACGGCGTTCTCCAGGACGATTGACCAGCGATCCTCTCCGACGCCGCCATGCAGCTTTGAGCAGGCTCTGCATGCCCATCCACCGAGCAGCCAGCCGGTCGGCCCGAGCCAGTAGCTCTGGAACATCGCGTGCAGCGCCGATCCGCGATCCATGGACCACCTGGCCCTGGCATCGGTGTTGTCCGCCATCGGCAAGCCCATCCTGGCGGTCAGAACCAACGCCTTCGGACACATGGTCGGCACCCGCGACGCGCTGAACCAGGTGTCATGCTTCGGCGGCGGCACCTCGCGACTGTGCGCGAGCGACTCCAGCAACGGTGGCAATAGCCAACGGTGCGCCTCGCGGTTGATCGCGATCTCGTCAAGGACGTCCTTCAGCACCTTCGCTCCTCTTGATCAGCCCACGCTGTTCGAGCACTCGACGATCGAGTTCGCTCTTGTCCCTCGCATACGACTCGGCGTGAATGCGCGTGCTCGTGAGCCATAGCGCAACCGTTTGCATGGCCACGCTCTCTTTCCCGGGATGCTCAAGAGACCTGGGAAACACCAGCTCTTGCAGGAGAGCCAGCGGTTTTTTCGCCCCGTGCTCCCTTGCCTCGTCGAGCACGCCCATCATCGCGGCAGACACCTTGTCCCAGTCATCGCCTCGCAGATGGTAGGCCGCCCAGTCTGGCTTCTTGATGCGCCCGACCTGCTTCACGGCCTTGTCAAGCATGTCCTCTATCAGCGTGCTCACGGCATCTCCTCGCCAAGCGCTTCGAGCATCGCCCTGAACACGAACAGTGGCACCGCGATCCAGTCGGCGCTCATTGGCGGGAAACCAAGTCTCAGCGAGAGCTTCCTGGCAACGTCTTCATCGAACTGAATGGACAGCGCCGGGCTGGCCCCTCTGTCGGCAGCCTCGGCGGCGATCTTGGCCAGAACCTTCATCTCGACACGGATGCTTTCCTGGCCAGACACCCGCTTGCACTCGACGAGCATTGGAAACTGGCCCGAGCGCCGCACGTCACCCTTCAGTCCAGAGAAGGCTCCTGACCCCGGCTGACGTCTGCCGCCTACGGCGGCGGCCACCGTTTTCTCCTGCTGGCGCGGCTTACGGATGGTCGCGTCGCGCTTGCCGGTCACGGCCGGATCTTGAAGCAGCGGCGGCACGTGCCGCGGTTTTGATCGCGCCACCACGCTTCACCGAGCGCCCTTGATCAGTTTCGCTAGCAGCGCGGCGCACACCACCGAATAAAGATCGGCGTCGTCTCGCAGGTCTGTGGCGATGGCCTTCTGGCTCGTGTATTCGCGATCGGCCAGGCGATACGCGCCTTTCTTGCTCGTATCGACCAGGTAGTGCATCGCGAGCGTGAACACCTCCTCGCCGTCCATGACCTCGCCAGCCTTGCCAGCCTCGGTGTCTCGCATGCGCTGTACGTAGAACCCTTCCGAGTCCTTCGTCGCTGCCGTTCTGTTCTTGGTACACTTGAAGCTGAACGTCTCCGTGCGCGGGATCTTGATAACCTCGTCCTTCGCGCCGTACTGCTCGGCTTCCGTCTCGACCTTGGACTTGCCGAACTTCACCTCGGCATGAACGGCAAACTCCTGGCCCTTGCCGCCGGGCTTCACGGTCGGATCTCCGAACATCGTAATCTTGTCGCGCACCTGGTTGATCCAGATTTGCGTGATCGTCCGATGCTCATTGGCAACAGCAGATGAGCCAGTGATTAGCTTGCGGATGCCCTTGTTGAGCAACCTGGCCTGGAGCCCCTGCTGCCACTGCTCCATCGAGTCCGTCAGCTCCTTGGTTGGAGTGAGGTTCGCGAGCGAGTCAATGCACAGCATGTCAACTTCGATCGTGCCAATCAGGCCAGCGATGATGTCGAGCGCCTCCTCGGCCGACTCTGGCCTCACGTAGAGCAGACGTCTCGTGTCGAGGCCGAGCCTGACCGCCCACCCTTTGTCGAACGAGTGCTCCATGTCGATCCAGACGCAGACCATCTCCTCGTAGGAGTTGGACTTGAGCTTCTCGAACCAGGCTTCGGTCCGCTCGCGGTAAACCTTGGGCGACTCGCCGGTCTCCTTTGGCGGAGCGTCCGGCTGATAGAGCCCCTCTGCGTAGCAGGAACACGTTCCGGTCGCGCCCCATCGAGCGGTCTTGATGTCCTCTGTAGCGACGCCCTCCGGAGGAACTGACTCCACGTCCTTGACCAGCCTCAAGCAGTTACGGCAATGGCGCTGCGCGATCCCCATGCAACGGATCGCAGTCGTGCTCTTTCCGCCGGACTTCTCTCCGTAGAACGACGTCACCCACCCGACACGGATCCCGCCGCCCAGCACCGCATCGAGCCGCAACGACCCGGTGGTCATTCTGCGATCCTCGGACGGAGTCGAATCGCCGCGGCCAATGGCACCGCTGCCGTACTTGGCCTGCAACGTCTTGGCCACCTGCGTAAGTTTTGTTGCCACCATTGAGCTTTCCTAGAACGGCCCTGCCGCAGGTTTCTTTTCTGGATTGATGAGCATGACCTCGGCGCGCATGCGCTGTTCACAGAAATCACGCGCCCACTCATCGGCACGATCCAGGTCTTCGACATAGCAAGGCACCTCCACGCCGACGTCTATGCGAGACGATTCGTAGTTGCCCTGGTTCAGCGTCACCCCAAACGCGCGGCGCACAATCGCTGGCCTTGTTATGAATTCCTTGGCCTCCAGCACCTCGTTGACCTTGGTCACGCAGACCGAGCTGCCGCTGGCCCGCACGAACCGATGGTCCACGGTGATAATGATCATCGCGACAACCGCGCCCTTGGCGTCTTCTTTCATGTCGCTCATTTTGCGATCGCGCGCGAGGGACGACGTTGAACCGAGACCGTGTTCGCCAGAGCTGCCTTCATGCTCTGGGCCTTGACCGGAACTCCGCATTCCTTCCACGCCTTGGTCACGCTCTCCCTCATCTGAGGATCGACCGGGAACAAGCGGCGCTTGTTGCCCACGGCATCGCGCACGGCCGCCATCATGTCGGTCGTATAGAATCGGAAACCGCGCTCGTCGCGATACGGCGTCGGCGGCAGGATGCCAGCGCGCTCCCAGTGATTGATCGCCTGGACGCTGCGGTCCAGATACACGGCCATCGCGCCGACGCTGAACAACACAACGTCGCTCCCGTCACCGGCCTTCTCTACGACCGGCTTCTGGTAGCGCGGCATGCGGACGCGATCTTCCGACCTGTGCGCCTCGCGGTAACTGCGCGAGGCCGCCATGACTCGCGCCCGATACTGCGGATCGGTCTCGTACTTCCGCTTACGATTAGAGCTGATTTTGCTCTTGTTCTCCTCGTAATACTTCTCGAAGTAGCCGGGCTTGTTCGTCATTTCATGGCCTCTCGATCTAACCGTTACCCACCAACTTACATCATTATTTGCGAGTGTCAATATCTACGACCCGGGCCCCCACGTCCTTGTAAAACTCCCGCCGGTACTTGCTGCGCCTGGTCGCGAGCGGGACTTGCACGTCTACCACGTCGAACGCCAGCCCCGCTGGCTTACCGACGCAGGTTGCCGCCCTCCAGGAACACAGTCGCTCACATGCCTCCGGCGTCTTGTCGCCGCCATGCGCTACGGGCACGCAGACGCGCCGCCCTCGGCCGTACGACTGCTCGACGTCGCTGACTGGCGTCGCGAACCCGATCGTGTCCACTGCCGGGATGTCGATCCCCTCAGACGTCATTTGATACGTGGCCCAGATGACACGGGATCGCTCGGCCTCGGCCAGCTCCTCCTCGGTCCTTCGGCGCTTCTTTTCTGACACCTTTTGCTTGATGTCGTAGCTGCGCGCGAGGGAGTACAGCGAGTCCTCGGTCAGCTCGCTCAGCGGAACTCGCCTCCCGTCCTCGAAGACGAGCACCTTCGTGCCGTCCTCGTTCTTGTCTACCGCCCTGTCCTCGTCCGGCTCCAGCTTCCGCCTGGAGAGAGACGTGTAGATCGCCATCTCGGCCTTCTTGCGCCCGCCGTTGCTCATGTCCCAGTGGCCGCGCGCGAGCTTCTCGCTGCGCTCGCCGGTGAACCACTCGCCCACGTAGAACCCGGTCGAAATGTCGATCCCTACCCTGGCGGCCTCCACCTGCAACAGCCTGTCTAGCTCCCGGAGGTGCTCCAGTCGCTCGCTCAGCACCATGATCTTGCGCCCCGACGGCGACTTCAGCGCCCCGATGATCTCTTGCACGATGATTCGATTTCGGCCCGACAGCTTGGCCAAGATGTTGATGATGATGCTCGGCGAAACGTCTCTGCGCAGGAGGTCCGGCCCCGACACGTTCGCCATCACCATGCGCACGCCAAGCACTGGCCGCTTGGTCTTGGCCGCGTACCGGATCTGGCCGATGTTCCACCAAAACACCTTGTCCGCCCCGTCTCGACGCCGCGGTGTCGCGCTCAGCCCAAGTCGCCACTTCGCAGAGAACATCTTCGGCACCTGGCTCCACGTGAGAGCCCCAATGCGGTGACAGTTGTGAACCACCAAGCCGTTCGCGAGCACGTACGAAGGATGACCAGAGACGCTCAGGTTGAAGACATCCACGCATGAATCATCACCAACGCGGATGCCGCGTCGCTCAAGATCGTTTCGTTCCGCACGCGCAACACTCGCCACCCGAGCGTGACCAGCAGCGTGCTCTTTTTCCCATCCTTCGCTCTCGCTCTCGGGCTGTCGTGCGAGGGTCCGTCCACCTCGATCCCGAGTTTCAGCGCCGGGTTCCCCAAATCCAGCTTGTAGGACGTCGGGTAGCCGCTCCCCCGCGACATCTTGGTTAGAACCGCCAGCTCCGGCACCCAGCCGTGGCCCAGTGCCTCCAACAGAGCTTGCTGAGGAACCGTAAGACCGCGTCCGTTCCCGCCCCGGCTCACCGGGCGATACTTCATTGCCTTGAGCTTGCTCGACACAAGCCTCCTGGTCGCCTGATCTGCCATTGGGTTCTGCGTGGCCATGCGCTCCGACGATCTCCTTGCAAGACCTGGGTCTTTCGCGTGCTGGCGCCTCGCGTTCTCTGACATCCGCGCTCGCATCTCCGGCGTTCCCATGAACCGCCGGTGACAGTTCCTCTGACAGACAACGGAACAGAACCGATTCCCCTTCCTCGCAACCTCTTGACCGCACGCCTCGCATGGCTTCTGACGCTTCGCCTTGGCCAACCCGCAGCATCGCTGCGAGCAGAACCTTGGACGCCGGTCGAGCCTCGGCTTGCAGAGGGCCCTGCACACCTCGCATGCTATATCCATGTCTTGACATGGTATCAATGCTATCGGAGAATGCAACGAGCGCGTCCCCAGGAGTAAGCTCTGCGGCCTTCGTCCACCCGTGCGGGGTCAGCCACGGATGTTCATCCGTGCAAACGAACTCGCTGCCGTCGTCAACGCGAACCACAACAAGCCGATCCACGGCGACGCGCTTGGTCGTAACCCGATCAACGCTGCCTAGCCCCACGGCGTTTAGAACAGCGTCTCCTGGCCGAATGCCCTCTATCGGCCGTGGCCCGAAGGGCGTCTCGACCATGGTTCCGGCAACGAAGCACTCATCGATCACGATCAGTCCGAAGTGCCTATACAGCGCCAGCGGGTAACGCGGCTTGCCATCGGCCCCTTCGAGAGCCAACGACTGCACCATCGCCAACACGATGTCCTTGCCCTCGAAGTCGCAAACGTCTTCGCGCACGATCCCGATCTTCGCGTCCGGCAGGAACGCCTCGATGCGTCGCCGCCACTGCGTCAGCAAGAACTCCTTGTGGACGATGATCAGGGTCGTGCGCCCGAGCCTGCGCGCAAGCTCCAAAGCCGAGGCCGTCTTCCCGAACCCAGGATCGGCCTGGAGGATGGCACCAAGGCGCAGGCCAGCGGCAATGGGATCTGTCTCGGAGTCGAAGCCGCGGAACCATGCCTCCAGCGTGTCCAGCGCGAGCGCCTGCTCAGCGTAGTCACCCGTCTGTCGCAGGTTGCTTTGGAGCGATATTGGGCTGCCCTCGGACAGCTCCCAGGTGACGTCGTGTTTCTGCCTGGCACTCGCGAAGAAGTAGTCCCTTGGCAACCCGAACTCGTTGATCGTCTCTGCCCAGCACGGCACCGGCGTCGGCGGCTCGTCGTCCGCGTACGCCGACTTTCTCGGCACAATGGTCAACGACTTCTTGAGATGAGCCAGGCTGTCTCCCAGCTCCGCCTTCGGAACCCAGACCAACCCGGACACGCGGACCTTCATGATCGATCGACCAAATTGAAAGACGCACCTACCGGCCGCATGTTGAGGCGATCTAGGGGGGTAAACCGCCGCCGCTTCAGCCGTGTAGGTGCGCCAGCGGAGACTAGCATTGCTCCGCCATATGAAACCAATCTCCGTTGCTGTCTTGCAGAACGCGGGCGCCGCACTCCCCGCATCTCGTCATGTGCGAACACCCGTCGAACCCGATCGCCTGGCCTGGCGTGACCACCGGCCAGCCGAGCCGGTCATGGGCGAACCTCTGCCACCATCGCAGCAGCA